CAGGCACCTACACGCTCTCTGTAACGCAATCAGACGTTAATACTGATAATGTAACCGAAGGTTCGACAAACCTCTTTACAACCGCTGCTAGGACCCGCACACACTTCACATACGGCACAGGTGTAGAACTGAGTGCTGGTGGTGCTCTTAGTGTCACTCAGGCAGATATCAACACCGATAACGTAACTGAAGGTTCAACGAATCTCTTTACTACTGCTGCACGCACACGCACGCACTTTACATACGGAACTGGTATTACTCACGATGGTTCGGGTGCTCTTTCTGTTACCCAAGCAGATATCAATACTGACAATGTAACTGAAGGTTCTACTAACGTCTTCTATACTCAGGCACGTTTCGATACGAGTCTTGCAACTAAATCTACTACTAATCTTGCTGAAGGAACTAATCTTTACTATACAGATGCTCGCGCTAACGCTCGTGTTGCCGCTGCAACTGGTGCAAACTTAGATCTTTCCAACAAATCCACATCAGATCTTTCTGAAGGAACTAATCAATATTACACTGAAGCAAGAGTTCAAACTAAACTCGATAATGCGTTTGAGCAACTGAGGGCAATGCTCAACAACCTGGCAACATCTACCACTTTGGTTCTGAACCTGTCAGGTGATCCTACACCTGGTGCTGTTGTTACCCTTGGTGTTGCTAACGGTGGTGGCGGTGGATTCACTGCAGGAACTAATGTTGCTACCGCTGGTGGCACAGGTTCTTCCTTGACAGTTGATACTACTGTCGTCGGTGGTGTAATTACTGCCGCTGCAGTTAACGCTGGTGGTTCTGATTATCTGATCTCTGATACTGTGACTATTACTAACCCCAATGCTGGTAAGGTATTGTCACTGAACTTGGCGTCTCTCGCAGGTGGTTCTAATTATGTCACAGGAACTGCTCTGGCAACAACAGGTGGTTCTGGATCTGCATCTCTGACTGTTGATATCACAGCAGTTGCTGGTGCAATCACCAACGTCACTATCAATGATGGTGGCACTGGATATGTTGCTGCTGAAACAATCACCATTGTTCAGGCAACTGGTGCTGATGGTAGCAATCCTGCAACAGGTGGCACAGTTGATATCGCGACTGTCGCTACTAATGCAACACTGAATCTGACTGATATCACAACGATGGAAGTCGGTGCAACTGTCACAGGTGCAACCAGTGGCACTACAGGTGTTGTTACTGCTCTTGGTACTAACCAAATCACCGTTGATAATGTAGATGGTTTCTTCAAGAAGGGAGAAGTCATCAGTGCAAATGATGTTACTACCCTCACTATCTCCTCATTCGCTTGATAACAAATGTCAACAACTAGACCCGCTACTAAAACTGAGTTAAAAAACTATGCTCTCAGACGCTTAGGATTCCCTGCCATCGATATTAACGTATGTGATGAGCAACTGGATGATCTGGTAGAAGAGGCGATTGATTATTATCAGGAGTTTCATTACAACGGCAGTTACAAAGCGTTCATCAAAATTGAGGTAACCGATGCTATTAAAACGGCAGCTAAAACGGGAAGTGCTATTTCAGGCACTGATTGGACAGAAGGCAATGAATACGTTTCACTCCCACCAGGGGTCCTCTCTGTTAATCATGTTTATACTCAGATCGGTGCTTCTAGTATCGTTCCTGGAAACATATTTAATATTAAGTACCAAATTTTTCTGAATGATATCTATGCAATGACGCATGGACATATCCTGCATTATTTCATGACTTCTCAGTATCTTGAGACTTTGGACTTTGTTACTAACTCTCAAGCGAATCGTAGGGTCCGATTCAATGAGCATCAGCGCAGACTGTATCTTGACATGGATTGGTCCGATTTGACAGCAGGAGATTTTATTCTTGTAGAAGTTGTCATGCGTCAAGATCCTGATACTTTTACTGGCATGTATAACGATGCTTGGTTAAAGGATTATGTTGAGGCACTATTCCAACAGCAATGGGGTAGAAACCTAAGTAAGTATGATGGCATTCAAATGCTTGGTGGTGTAACTCTTAACGGTCGTCAAATTCTTGAGGACGCAAGTCAATTCAAGAAAGATCTTGAAGAATCAGTTCGTGACACATATGAAATTCCCCCACTGGACCTGGTAGGCTAATATGGCATATTCAAACCAAACTCCATCAGATTGCGTACAGTCAGACTACTCATCAGCGTGTAGATTGAATGTCAATGGTTCTGCCCAAGAGCAGAAGTTCATGGAGAACCTTATTGTTGAAAGCATCGAAATATATGGGCAAGATATTTTCTACCTTCCTCGCACGTTGGTCAACCGTGATACAATCCTCGGAGAAGACATTGATTCGACGTTTGACAGCGCGAGGTCCGTCAGGGCTTATGTCAATAATGTTGAAGGATGGGAAGGACAAGGCGAGTTACTTAGCAAATTTGGAGTTCGCGTCGAAGACAAGACAACGTTTATTTTCTCCCGTGAGAAGTTTAAAGAAAAGGTTGATGACCTTGAAGTCCTTAATGTCGAAGGAAGACCGAACGAGGGGGACCTAATCTATTTCCCTAGAACAAAACATTTATTTGAAATTAAATTTGTAGAAGCAGAAAGACCCTTCTACCAATTAGGAAAAGGATATGTTTGGGAATGTCAATGCGAACTCTTCGAGTACAGCGACGAAGAAATCGACACTGGTGTTGCTGAAATCGATGCTATTGAAACAGCGTTTGCTAATAGCATCAAACTAATAATGGATGCAGGTGGGTCTGGAGACTTTACAGTTGGTGAAGAGATCGTTGGTGATCTTTACCTTGCTACGGCAACTGCAACAATCTCTGGCGATGCAGTTAACGCTATTACAGTTACAGATGGTGGTGAGCACTACAAGTCTGCTTTACCACCAACAGTCACAATTACAGGAGGTGGTGGAAATGGTGCTACGGCGACTGCTACAGTTTCTAGTGCTGGTATCGTTACTGGCATTACTGTCACCGCTGGTGGGAGCGGTTATAGTTCTGCGCCTACTGTCACAGTGGACTACTCCCCCAAGGATAGTAGAGCAGAAGTCAAGTCCTGGAACTCTAGTTCAAGAGAACTTCAAATCATCAACAGGTCAGGAACTTTCAACACTTCCGAAACCGTGAAAGGTCTTACCTCTGGTGCTCTCTGGAGTCCTGAGTCTTACAACACTCTAAATAATACCAACACTGCAGATAGCATCGACCAAAACTATTCATTTGAAACAGCGGACGACGATATTATCGACTTTACCGAAGGCAACCCCTTTGGTTCAATTGGTTCAACTACTGACACTACAATCTGATGTTAGGCACATATTCATATAACGAAATCTTTAGAAAGACTGTTGTTGCGTTTGGAACTTTGTTCAACAACATTGAAATTCGTCGTTCTGACGAGGTGATGAAAGTGCCTCTGGCATATGGTCCTAAGCAAAAGTTTCTGGCGCGTCTAGACCAAGTACCTGATCCGACTAACAAAAGAGTTCAGATCACTCTACCTAGAATTTCTTTTGAGATTAATAGCATTCAATATGATTCTGGTAGGAAAGTATCACCTACTCAGAAAATTAAAATTGCAAAAGATTCGGACAAAAACAGTAATGTTTTCATGCCCGTCCCCTACAACCTAGGGTTTGAACTTGCAATCATTTCTAAGAATCAAGAAGATGGTTTGCAAATCTTAGAACAAATTCTACCATTCTTCCAACCGCATTATAACCTTTCGGTTAAATTGTTAGCGGCAATGAACGAGTCTAAGGATGTTCCTGTAGTCTTAACTAGTATTGATTATGAAGATGACTATGAGGGTGATTTCCAGCAGCGCAGAGCAATCATCTACACTTTACAGTTTACAGTAAAAACTTATCTATACGGTCCTGTTACCGAAAGCAAGGTCATCAAGAAGGTTATCACCGATATGTATTCTACTACGGATACAACTTCGGCACCAAGAGAAGTCAGATACACAGTTCAACCAGATCCGATTACAGCAGATGCTGATGATGATTTCGGATTTGGCGAGACCTTCGCAGACTTTACAGACAATAAGAAACGTAATCCTACAAGTGGCGCTGACGAGGCAATTTAAAAATGGGTAATCCTTTTGATGGACTAAATGATGCTTTTGGAACAG